AGCGGAGTAGTCTGAGTATCAGTTATGAACGTACGAGTAAGAGAAAGGGAACAGCCTCAAGATCTCATAAAGAGACACTTGATTTCTGTGCCTGTTTGGTCTGGGTATGAGTATACTTTCTTTAAGGAAAGTAACTTCCCTAATGATCCTCCATTTCTATATAATTGGAGTATCACTAAGACCGATACACATTCTAATACCAATGCTTACAATGCCCCTGAAATCAGCCGTATGGTTGATGAATGGAGCACTGCTGCAAAGGCCGGCGAGAAGCGCGGTCGCGCCTTTCGTCAAAAGAACGTAACCCATGAATCCTTTCGTGGAAATTATTTTTCCACAACGTTTGGAGACATGAGTTATGCGGTACCACCTAGCTTTGCTGAAGGCAGTAAGGCTTTTATGTATCCTAATCGCGTCGTGGTTGACCAGGCTAAGTTAGCCCTGCAATACCACGAGCTTTTTCCGGCGACTCCTGAGATCGTTGAAGATCTCTTTAGACGCCCGACTCTTCCTCGTTCTATTAAGATATCGAAAAATCCGTTTGAAACGGATTTCTCTATCTGGTATATTGTCGGAGACATTTATGACTTCCGGAGTTTATTTTTAAAACTTGGGAAGCGGATGCTTGGTATTAGACCTACTCTTCAGGAGGCTTTTAAAATAAAAGCCATACCGAAGACGATCACTGCCAAGGATCTTCATAATAGTCATCTTGCATATCAGTTTGGGTTAATACCCACTATAGCTGACGTGCAAGACCTTATCCGCCAGATAATTACCTGGCGGGATAAGTACGATGACAATAAGGACGTTCTTGAAAAAGTGCGACGCGTTCGTATTCCACGAATCGCGTTGCATGATGTGTTACCGGACTGGAAGGAAGTTGTTTCATTTAACTTCCCTGGTTCGAGTATACCCGTCAAGTGCTTGATTTCTTCGAGCACAAAGAGCGTTTGGAGCGGTCATGGTTATTACCACTTCCGCTGCCCTGAGCTCACGGGTTTCGTGGCTCGCTTAAAGCAACTCGTTGATTCCTTTGGAATCCTCGATTATGCTGCCTTGTGGGATAGAGTTCCTTTCAGCTTTGTAGTTGATTGGTTCTTTACCACCGCTTCGGTTATGCATAAGCTTAAGCCCACGTTATTCCCGGCCGAGATCGTCATGGATGATTATATAGAATCCATCCGTGTCGAAACCTCAGTGGGTTTCCATCTTATTGCGCCTCAATGGCGCAGTTTTCAAGCGGGCACCCCGGCTGGTCCGGGAACTAATGCCCCTTTGTCCTATTGGTTATCCGAGCTGACTTCAGTTCAGTATCCTATAGGGTTCGAAACCTACACTACGTATTTGCGTCGGCGCTTTAAGCCCGACCCTTCTTACGTAGAAATAAGTACCGATGACCTCGTGCCTAATCTTAAGACACGTCGGAATGCAGCCGTTGATTTAAGAAGAGTAAGCATTGCTGCTTCTCTTATAGGTCAACGGATGCCTCGGTAATCACATACCAGTAATGGTATCACACAACAAACTCAACAGAAAGAGATCAGATGTTAACTGACCCATTTGTGTTAAGAGCTCCGGACCTCGCCGCGCATACTGCGGTAACCAATCTTTTTGGTTTATCGCTTGCGCGGACACAGGAACAGAGCGGCTCGGCCTCGTACGGACCCACGTCAAGTGGATCCTTCGGAGATGTCTCCATGAAGATTTCTCATAGCGTAAGCAATGAGAATAAACCTTGGAAGACAAACCGTGTCCTTCTTCGCACCGATTTCGCGGGTTTCCGCGCTGACGGTGGAAGAAGTGCTGCGTTTGCCTATGCTGTCTTTGGCCTCCCTGAAACGGGAGTCTATAGTAGCGTAGCAAATGCTATTAGCAATACGAGCGGCCTCACGGCTGCTCAGATGGCTGCTTTTCTGGTTGGGGCCATTGGTGTCAATGACACTGCTTGGACCCTTCTAGAATCGCGCATCGCCCGGCTATTGGCCGGCGAAGCTTAGCGTTTACGCAGTTGATGTTGTGGGTTAGTTGCATAATCTGGTCTAGGAAGTCTACCTTATGGTTGACATTAATAGCCTAGAGGTCTATACCTCTCTGACTGTGCAACTGTTCCATGACATAGTTCAATGTTATCCTGATACTCGTGAGTCTCGACTTGATGTTGTAACTTTACAACATCGAGTGAGTAAGGAAGGTCTCTCGTTTATTACGAAGACCCTCCCTAAACTAGGTAAAGCCCTTGATAAGGCTTTACATAGTGACCGACCTCTACAAGTTTCTGGTTTCAAACTGATTCCAGGAACATCAATTCCCCGATTTCTCGGGTGGTTGATAGAGAAGGTCTTCTCACGGGATGGATATGTCAGGAGTGATCCTGATATAACCGCATTGAAACATCTGAGACAGTTCTTGTACTTTGCGTACAAGTTAAAGTTACCATATGATACGAAGACCGAAAGTTCGGTCATCGCGTCATTCGTCTCAACGCAAAAAGAGTTGGAGGATTTATCCTTCGACTCCGATGCGCTTCCAATTATTGAACATGCACGTGCTTTTATTAGCCGTCTGTTTTATGGGTTCGATGTTCGGGATATTATTCCCCGACACGGCCCAGGAGCTGTTGCGACGGGTGAGGAAGCTGGAGAAAAATCTAATTTTTCCAGAATCTTCCTTCATACCGAACGGGTGTACCCCTTTACGGAGTACTTCGTTCTTGGGTTAAACCAAGTTGCAGACCAGCTCGATTGGATACAGTCCCTGGAAACTATGGAATACGGTACGGCTTCTGTCGTACTCGTTCCAAAAGATTCTCGGGGACCGAGACTCATATCGAAAGAGCCACTGGAATTACAGTGGATTCAACAAGGAATCCAGAAGAGTCTTTACTCTTGGATTGAAAAGCACCCATTAACACGTGGCTTCGTGAATTTCACGGATCAAACGATTAATAGGCGACTTGCTTTGTCGTCTTCGCGTTCTTGCAAGTACGCGACTCTTGATATGAAAGACGCTAGTGATCGTGTATCTCTGAAGTTAGTCGAAAGACTATTTCAGGGTACACAGCTTCTGGAGGCTCTTATAGCCTCTAGGAGTAGTTTTACACGATTACCAGATGGTGACGTAGTGTCATTAAGCACTTTTGCTCCAATGGGTTCAGCAGTTTGCTTTCCCATTGAGGCGATATGCTTTTATGCATTAGCTGTCTCACTGTTACATCTACATGGACGTTCGGATATAAGAAATAAACCGAATGTCTTTGTTTATGGTGATGATATCATAGTAAGGCTCGAAGACTTTGAGCTCTTACTCCAGTATTTTCCTAAGGTTGGACTTATGTTCAACTCGGATAAATGCTGTACATCGGGATTCTTTCGAGAGTCCTGTGGGTGTGATGCCTATAAAGGCATCGATATCACACCCATCCGTCTTCGGAATGTATGGAATCATCATGGTTCTAGAGATCCAAGTGAACTCGTCTCCTATGTTGAGCTGTCAAACTCAATGTGGGAAGCGGGTTATTGGACTACAGCCGAGCTAATCAAGGATATGGTAGAGGACCGCTATGGTCGACTGCCATATACCAGAGAGCCATATACTTACGTCGACCTCGCCGGTCGGCTAAGAGTAGATGATTCTCCTTTGATTGGCTGGTATCGTAGTCACGTGCACCAGTCAGTTAGTTCCAAATATATGAAGACCCGAGTTAATCGGTCTCTTCAACGTTTGGAGTATCA